TATGACTTCAGCCGGTGCTCATAGCCATACAACCTCTACTGATAACGCCCATACACACACTACAAACTCTGCTGGTGCCCACACTCATGAATATGGGACTGACCAGCCTGCCACAGACAACACTCCTCATGGCATAACACCCGCCAATCCCAAAGGGAATCATACTCATACTACAAGCTCATCTGGGGGGCATAGCCATACTCTAGCTTCCGCAGGTGCTCACACCCATACCATTAACTCGGCTGATGGCAGACCCCCTTACTATGAATTAGCATTTATCCAGGCACAATTAGGAGCTGATGTTGCGTTAGGTCTTGTTGCCGTTTGGACAGGGACACTCGCCAATATCCCTTCCGGGTGGGCTTTATGCGATGGTGGCGATGGGAGACCAGACCTCAGAGAAAAGTTCATCCGAGGGGTAAATACCAGCACCACTGACCCAGGAACTACCGGTGGCTCAGCTACACATACTCATACTGAGTCTTCGGAAGAGCACAATCACACCACAGATTCTCAAGGTTCTCATTATCATACTCATAGCGCTTATACATGGACCCATACCCATACCGAAACATACGCAGGAAGCCCTGGAACCAGTGGCGGCCTAACTCAAGATGATACTCATGCGGGCGACCATACCCATGCCAATACGGATACCATTGGCGCACATACTCACACGATTGGAAATGCAGGAAGTCACGCCCATACAGTTAATTCCGCTTCTAGTCTGCCGGCATACTATCAGGTAGCCTATATTTACAATGTGAGTGCCACATCTATTCCGGTTGGAGTAATCCTGATTTGGGCTGGGACACTTGCCTCTATACCCGACGAGTTTTACCTTTGTGACGGTGACAACGGGACACCAGAGCTCAGGTCTAAGTTTCTACGGGGAAGTCCTGCTTCGGTTGACCCCGGGGGAACTGGCGGCTTAGATACTCATACCCATACTGACCAAAATACAGGCGCTCACTCTGACCACTCTCGGAGCTCTTCCGGTGGTCATACTCATGCTAATACTGATACCAAGGGAACCCATACCCATGCGACGGTAACAAACTATTATGGGACAAACCCGGAGCATGACATTTTCTTGTCACTGAGTTCTGGCGGCGACCATTCACATACTTTCAATAACGAGGGTGCTCATACCCATACTTCTATCAGTAGTGCAGGAGACCACAATCACAATCCCTGGAGCACGGACGATGGTCGTCCCGCTTATTATGAAGTAGCTTTCATCTGGGTTAATACTGAGATAGGATTAGTCACCCTAGCAGGCATAATTAGCGGCGTGGCTCTTGTCTCAGGTGCGTTAAAGGTTTTAAGGGAAATACAGGGGGCGGCAAGTGGGCTGGCGTCTGTTTCCGGGGCAACTAAAATCTTGAGGGAGATAGCAGGGCTTGTTTCGGGCGTAGGCTCTGTTTCCGGGGCAACTAAAATCTCAAGAAAGATACAGGCCATTGCCTCGGGCATAGCATTGGTTACGGGCGGCCTTATAAACCAGAGATGGTTGCAGAGTGTTACTGCTGGCGTTGCCTCAGTTACCGGAGGCTTAGCAGTTGGCAGATTCCTAAAGGCTGTAGTTAGCGGGGTGGCCAGTGTTGCGGGAGCCATAAAAGTCTCTAAGAAGTTGCAAACACTAGCCGCTGGGATAGCATCGGTCAGCGGGTCTTTAGGGGCATTAAAACTCATAGCTGGGGTAATTAGCGGAGTGGGGATTGTCGCTGGGGCTATCAAGGTTACTAGGGGATTGACAGCCAGCGCTGCCGGCATAGCCACGGTTACGGCCAGCATTGTAGTTGCAAAATTGCTGGCTGTCGTAGCCAACGGTGTAGCTTCAGTTTCAGGGGCGATAAAAGCCTCTAGGAAATTGGCGGCTACCCTTACTGGGCAGGCTGCTGTAACAGGCTTGGTTAAAGTCTTGAAAAAACTCGCTGCCAGTTCTGGCGGTGTAGCTGGCGTATCAGCAGTGCTGAGGGCTTTGCTGGGGATTGCAGGAACAACTAGCGGTATAGCAACTGTCACCGCTGGTATTAAGAGAATAAGGAGTTTGACTGGAGCCACCGCAGGTGTGGCCAGTATTATCGCTACGCTTACCGGTCTTGGGAGGACTCTGTATGTGAAGGTCGTCACAGCCCAATATCGCGGCGTAGAAACGCTCACTTCCCTAAGCAGAGATGTAGACGTAATTACTGCACTGAAAAGGAAAATCAAGAGCTTAACTTCTGGAGGTTAATATGGCTTTAGAGGGAGTTATTGAAGTAATAGTGTTTCCGGACAAGGCTACTGTCTGGATTCTAGCTCTCGTTTATGACGAAAATAAGGCGTTGGTTGACCCAACAGCCGCCAAGGTTTCTATCACAGACCCCAGTGGAACAGTGCAAGTTGACAAAGGCTCAATGTCTCAATATGAAAGCACGACTGGGATTTATGAGTATTTCTACCACAAGGGAGTAGATTCAGACCCCATGGATTCCGGGCAGTGGAAAGGTGAGGTTTTAGTTATTGACGGAACGGGAGCTGAGGCAGTTATATCCCCCAAGAACTTTAGTTTCAAAGTAAAATGAGGACATTATCAGGCACACTAAAAGCAGCACAACAGGCCACAAGCATAGATGCCTTAATCAAACTCGTCCTCACCTTTGGGGCAAGCACCTACACTTATACTAGGTTAGAGATACTTGACCTTACGGAAAAGGAAGATGGTCCACTCCATTCAATAGAGATAACCCTGGACAACAGCGATGGGGCTTTAACCTCTCTGGATCTCAGAGGATACAAGGGTGTTTTCTCCTCTGGGGCTCATACAGGCGCCGGCGATGAATACTCAGCTTGTGCCCCTATGTGGGTGAAGGCCCAGAGATTTGACTCCTCAGAAGGTGTATTGACCTGCACACTCTCATTAGTTGGTATCTGCAACCTTATGATGGATGATAAGGCCAGTGCTAAATATATGCCCGATGAGGAAGATACCAAGACGATTAAGACGCTGATTGGAGAAATTGCCGGGGCGACTTTAACCGGCTTCACTCATTGCACGGCTTACGATATAGAGTGGGATGGCGAAGATGACTTGATTGACTCTTACACTCCGAAGGATGCCTTCCGTGTCTATGTGGGAAATAACAGGTTCTCCAAAATAACCCAACTGTTAGATTTGACCAAGTGTGTGATGCGGGCGGAAGCTGATGGGAAACTCCATATCTTTGTCCCCACGACTACCGGGGAAGATTTCGATTACGAATACAGCCTAGAGAGCGGGCACAGTTTTTGGGCTAAGGCATACAGAAACAGGCTCACCATCCCGAACAGGATATATGTCATGTCCAGGGAAGACGATGACCCTGCTTATCAGGGCATGGCCTATGAAGCCGACTCTTATGACAAGCTGCCCAAGGTTGAATTTCACCAGACTTATCTTGAAAGCAATGACCAGGGGCAGGATATAGCCGAGGCTATGCTTGCTAAGGCTCAGATGTGGTGCGAAGCCGGCTCTGCCAATGTCCCCATGAATGTCGGAGCTGAGGTTTTCGACTATGTAAAAGTTACAGACTCAAGGGAATCTGACTACCGAGTAGGAAATATCGGACAGATAATCCGCCACTTTAATCTTATGAAGAACGAGTGGCGGATGACTTTTGTTTTTGGGAATTGGCAGAATGTCCGCAAGGCTCTGGCCGAGCTAGGTATCACCGCAGATGACCTGGAAAACTACTTCTCGCGGTTGCAAGTCGGCGACCTCTATGTCGAGCATATCCTGGCCGATAACATGGATTTCGTCTGGATTGACCCAGATGGGACCATTGACCTCAGCCAGATTGGAGATACTCTTGACAACCTTCCAGACGGCGAGGTATATGCCAGGGTAAAGACCCTGCACCTGGACGCTGGGCTAATCAAGCTGGACGAGCATATCCTATACTCCTCTGGCTATAACCCCACAGACAAGTTTGACCTAAATAACAATGACCTAGATGATGTTCCTAACGGTTCAGTTTATCGAAGAGTCAAAAGCGCTGCCCTAACCGCGGCTGGGTTGATTTTGCTGGACCAGGTTGTAGCTGGCACTTATGGCCCAGTGCTGACCACCGCTATTAGTGGTGGGAAAATAAAACTATCAACTGCGGGCTTAGATACGTCACAGGGGTATGGACTAATTCTCACCACGGATATACAAAATGGACATATCAAGGGTTCTGCAATCATTCAAAGCTCACTTTACAGGTTAGTGTCAGACGACTTTATGGCTCTGTGGGATGGTGCTGCCGATGATGCCGAAGACGCCCTTGAGTTATTAGGTAATATAGCAGCAGACGACAAGGTAACGCCGGTAGAAAAACTAGAGGCTAAATTAAACTGGGATGCCATCGTTGCCGAAAAGCCGAAAATAGTCGCTGAGGCTCAAGCTGTTGGCGTTTCCACCACTGCCTATGTCAATGCTTATAATGCCCTAAATACATATCTCAACACTACACTCGATGTTTTCGATAACATGGATAGCACTACCACTGTTACTAGGAGCACATGGTATTCTAAATGGGAAACCTATTATACCGCTAAAGTGGATATTCTAAATGCCATCGCCGACTTGGTATTTGAACTTGCTGCGGATGCTTATGACATTGGGGTTGCGGCTCAAGAAACGGCTGAAGGCAACCTCATGTATGGGTATGCCAATTTTAATGCCTACGCTCAGGACAAAGGGGAGTGGTATAACCTCGGCGGTGTGGCAATAAATGGTAGCTCTGGTATCAATATCTTCGGAACGAATTATGCCCTAACTACCAGAGCGACAAAAACAGGGACTATTCAGTGCTATGTGGGCTCAGATGGTTCAATTCGGGCAGGCGGGGGAGATGTTATTTTAGATAGTAGTGGCATCACAATTTATGGAGAAACATTAAAATTCTATCGGGGTTCAACTTATGGTGGGTATATTTGTGGTGCTATAGGTGGAGGAATAGGTGTTGTTGCTGAGTCTAGTAAACTTTACCTTGCATCAAGCGACAATGGGATTTATATGGCGGCACATTCAGGCTATGGTGTTCAGATGAATGATTGTGACTTTCTGGACTTACCGAAGAAGAGTTCTAACCCATCTGCTGTTGAAGGTAGGCTTTATTATGACACCACGAAAGACCTTGTCTGCTATTACAGAAGTGGAGTAGGTTGGCGTATCCTTCAAGATAACCCATATTAAGGGTTAACTGAGTAAGCCTATTCCATTATATAGACAAACTACTACCATGAAAGCCACTAAAGAAATGAATGCTATTTTTGTTAGGCGAGGACGCATAGTAGCACACCAGATAAGAATAAGACTAATACCTATCGTTACCCCTAGTTTAATTCCCCATGCTATCCAGTAAGATTGTCTCAAAAAATATTGCATTACTGGGTTTATTTCATAGCCACCATTATTCAATGTCATTTGAGTTAAAACAATATCAAGAACACTTAACCCTATATAAACGGCGGCTAACTTTATATGTTCTAGATTTTTAATCCTTTTTACCACTTCCACATTTTAAGAATAATCCCACCCCAATAATTTGTCAAGAAAGGAGGCACATGGAAATAAAGGAAGCGCAGGCCGACCTCAAGAAAAGACAGAAAGAAATCGTTAAGGCATTAAATGAAGCAATAACCCAGAAACAACAGGTAGAGGCACGGATACGCCAGCTAACTGAGGAAGCCACTATGCTCAACGGCGAAGCCCGGATGCTCAATCGCTTTTCAGGGAATGGAGACAAGACCCCCAAGAAATAATGGAATTGCCCTCACCACGCCCTGAGAGCCTCAAGAAAGGGCATTAGGCATACCCACCTGCCTCTTTATACCCAGAGAAGATTTTAACCCTAGTTTTATACAATTTTAATTAACCCCCTGGGCGAAAGTCTGGGGGATATTTTTTGTTGCCTTCCAAGAAAATTTTCGAGAAAAATTTGATTAGCTTTGAGAAGGACTTGACAAAATGACAAGGATACTTTACAATATGTCAAGGTAAGAAAATGAATAGACGGGAAAATATGATTCGGCTAAAACAACAGGGCTATTCCTATGCTGAAATTGCTGGACTTTATAAAATATCCCGCCAAAGAGTTCATCAACTTATTAGCGGGTATGATAAAAATTTGAAACGTGTGGAACGACACAATGGTCAATATTGGAAGATTCGCAATGCAGTTATTAAAAGGGATGGGGGGAAATGCCAGAAATGTGGCAGCAAGGAAAAATTAGTTGTTCATCATATCAATGGCAATGATACTGATAATTCCCTTTCTAATCTTATAACCATTTGTAATAAATGTCATTTGGATTTACACCGCCCAAAACTTACTACTAAACAATATTCTGATTTTGGAAAATTAGGAGGCCGTGGGCACACAAGAGAGAAAAGATTGGAAGTGGAAGCAACCACTAGAGAAAGGGGGTGATAGATGAGTATAGCAATAATCGTGCTATTAACAGTGGCAATAACAGTAGTTTTAATGATAGCGATTCATACTATTGCCCGAGCTATAACCGACTGGATAATCAATAGGTGAAGGGATTGAACATGTTTTACTTTGGGATACAGCCTCATTCTATATTCGGCAGGGTGAATGGGCAGTTGAGTTTTACCCGGTCAAGAGAAGCGGATTGCCAATTTTCCGTTCGGGGTTTTCTTCGACTGCCCTCGACCTCACCCTGCCACTCTTGAAGCACTTTAACAATTGAATACTGGGCGGGTAGGAAAGGAGCTTGTTTATGGCATATAGAAAGAAAACCCTAAGAACAATGTCCCCGACAGCTCGCAAGGTTGCCCGGCTTATGGGTGAGCAAATGAGTATCGCTCTAAGGCTTAAGAACCTTATACCAGACCTTCAGCGGCTTGACCTCGACTCCCAAGCTCTTCAAAACGCCAAGTCTGCTGGGTTTGTCCTATCCGACAATGATTTATGGGGCTTGCGGGATTGTCTCTATCACTGCCTCGACGATGGCTACGCCAAGGAAGAAAATGAAGAATGGACCAAGAACATGACAGACAGGATAAACGACTACCGCAATAAAATAGCTGGCATAGAGGAGCCCAGCTAAATAGTAGAGTACCCGCCCAGTATCCAGAGGTTAAGGAAAATGGCAACGAATATACCTGAAGGAATAAAGCTCTTGCTGAAGGAATTAAGGCCTCAAAGTCAGGCAAGGCTTGTGGCTTCTGATGAAGCTCGTATAAACGAGGAATTAAAAAAGTGCTGTGATGCTCACCCCAGATGCAGGCATAGGGGAAGGTGCCACAGCTTACACAACCAAGTAATGAGGTTCATACCCTACGAGAGAAAGGAAAAGGCAACTCCCCCTGAAAGAAAGACGGATGGCGGGAGCTGGATACCACAGGCGAACCTAAGACCTATTCTGCGGTCCTCCAGGGAAAGGATGGTTTATTAACATGGCAAAAGTCGGCAGACCCAGGGCTTTAACCCTGGAACAAGTAAGGCAGCGGCAGCCTCTTGAGGCTCAGAATAACGAAAAGGGGGTAACGGATACCTCGGGCATAAACAGCCTGGCGGAGCTAAGGAGGCTTTACCTGCACTATAGGTCGAATGGTCATAAGCAAATACAAGAGGGGCTAGGAGTGACCCCATCACCCTAGCCCCGGGGAGTTAAGGAAATTGATTAAGTTCATTATACACCGCTTAAAAAGAAAAACCAAGGAAGAGGCTCTATCACCTGCTGAGCTAGTAGAGCAGAAGGCATTAGAGAGGGTAATGCTCCAAGCTCAGGAAAAGGTAAGAAGGGAAATCTGCCAAGATTGCAGGGATAGAAGATGTCTTGTTGGTGAAGAATGTATGGAATTTAACCTACGAAGTCAAGCCTATGTTTGGGAAATGATAGCCCGGAGTGCGGAGCTGAATTAGGAAGGAGAATGGAGGATGATTAAGATTACAAGAGAATCGCTGATTATTCGGAAGGATATGCCAGTAACAGCCTATCTTCCGACTAATGGCTCAGGCGGGATAGACCTTTATGTGGATGGGTATATCGCAGCCCACATTCAAGGGAAGGTAAATAGCATAGTCCTCGTCAACGGGGATACTCGGTGGGGCATTGTGATTGACCTTCCGGGTAACCCAGATTTTAACTGCATCTACGCCGACAGGATTTGTAAGGGGGGGCAATGAAACTTACCAATCTTAAATTAAGAAACTTTAAGGGAATAAAAGAGTTTGACCTAGAGACATTCGGCGAATCACAGGCAATCTTTGGGGATAACGGGACTGGCAAAACAACTCTTTTCGATGCCTTTTCGTGGCTATTATTTGATAAAGACTCAGCCAACCGGAAGGACTTTGAAATCAAAACACTTGGAGTAAATGGGGAGCCGATACACGGCTTAGAGCATGAGGTTGAAGGTGCACTGGTAGTTAATGGAGGGCGCCTTCTTCTAAAGAAAGTCTACTCCGAGAACTGGGCCAAGAAGCGGGGGGCCATTGAGCGAGAATTTACAGGACATACCACAACCTATTTTCTTGATGGTGTGCCTGTTAAGAAGAATGAGTATGAAGCCAGGATCGCCAGTATCGTAGATGAAGATGCTTTTAAGTTGCTCACCAATCCCCGGCATTTCAATGAAGTCCTACACTGGCAGGACCGCAGGAAGCTACTCTTAGAAGTATGCGGCGACTTGAGCGATGCTGAAGTGATAGCCAGTGATTCTAAGCTAGCAAAGCTACCTGAGATTCTAAGTGGCCATAAGCTTGAGGACCATCGCAAGGTCATAGCAGCCAGGCGTTCAGAAATCAACAAAGATATAGAGAAGATACCTGTGCGCATTAGTGAGGTTCAGCGCGGTTTACTCGATGCCATCAACGCACCAAACCTTAAAAAGGAGCTTGAGGGTTTGAAAGAGAGGCGCAATGCGAAAGCCCAGGAACTTGCGAACCTTGAGGCCGGTGGCGGTGTTGCAGAGAAAACAAAAGAGCTAAGGGTGGTTGAATCTGAGTTACTTCAGATAGAGAACGAGCACAGGTCATTGATGAACACGGAGGCTCAATCAGCGAAGGCAGAGTTAAGCAAGCTAGAGGATGAAGCCGATGGTCTAAGAAGAGCCATACAGAATATGCAGGCCGAGGTTGCGGAAAAGCAAAATACCGTTAAGAGGCTCGAAGGGTTGCTAGATACGTTGCGCCAGGACTGGAGTGTGGCCAACTCTGAAAACTTTACCTTTGAGCAGTCCGATACTTGCCCAGCATGTGGACAATCATTACCGCCGGAACAATTAGAGGCAGCCAGAGAGAAGGCAGTAGCTCTCTTCAATAACGATAAGGCGGAGCGCCTTGAAAAGATTACCACGAATGGGAAACTTACCGGCGCTGAAATTAAGGGACTTCGGCATGAAGTGTCCGTGCTTGAGGAAGAGATTGCTAAGCTGAGCAGAATTTTAATCCAGGCACAAGAGAAGGTAACTGATGCCCAAGTCAAGGTTTCAGCGATAGAGGCAGGCGCACCTTTCCAGGCACATGATGATACCTATGCCAAGAAACAAGCATTGAAGCAAACCATAGAAACTGAAATTGAAAAACTCAAAGCCACTAATAGCGGGGCAGTCGAGGCCATGAGATTGATTCTCTCTGCCACTGACGCAAAGATAGCGGATTGCGAATCAGCAATAGCTCAAATCAAACAGCGCGAGGCCGGCCTACAGCGTATTGAGGAATTGAAGTCTGAGGAAAGAACACTGGCTAAAGAGTTTGAGAGGCTGGAAGGGGAACTATACCTCACTGAGCAGTTTGTTAGAGCAAAGGTTAGTCTACTTGAGGACAGGATAAATAGTCGCTTTGAGTTGGCAAGGTTTAAGCTGTTTGAGGAGCAGGTAAACGGGGCAACCAACGAGATATGCGTAGCTACTGCAAATGGCGTGCCCTATGATGCCCTTAACAATGGCATGAGGATTGAAGTGGGAATGGATTGTATCAAAACCTTGCAGAGATTCTATAACTTTTATTGCCCAGTTTGGGTTGACCAAGCGGAGAGTTTTTGCCATTTGCCTGAAATGGAATGTCAAGTTATACGGCTTGTGGTATCCGAAAAAGATAAGGCGCTTCGTATTGAGACTAGGAATCTAGCAATGGAGGAGGTTGCATAATGACTGCTCCGAAGAATTTAACTGGGCAAAGATTCGGCAGACTTGTTGCAGAACGTACAGTTGGCTCAAATAAAAGAAAGCAGCGTATATGGAAATGTCATTGTGACTGTGGAAATTCCGTTTATGTTGATACCTCTCGTTTGTTGGGTGGTAATGTTCGTAGTTGTGGTTGTCTCCACAGAGACCTTCTTTCTGCCAAAATGATAAAGCATGGCCTCTCTACTGATACAAATGGCCAGAGTCACCGCCTATATAACACATGGCGAAGGATGAAGCAAAGGTGCTTTAACCCACATAACCCAAAATATCCCGATTACGGAGGTAGGGGAATCACCGTTTGCGATGAATGGGCGAAGGACTATATGGCTTTCCATTGGTGGGCGATTATGAATGGATATGCGGATAATTTATCTATCGACAGGATAAATAACAATGGTAACTATGAGCCAAGTAACTGTCGATGGGCGAATGACATAACACAGGCTAATAATCGCCGGCACCGCCGCTGGAAGAAAAACCCAGAGTCAGCGAAGGAAGCTATAGCGATATAAAAAAGGAGGAATTGAATAATGGAAAATGAAACACCTGAGAAAAAGGGGACGGCAGTAGCTAAGCCATTTGATGTAGTGGCATCCGTGACCACAAAGTTGCGGACCTACACAGATAACAGGGAGCTGGTCTTACCCGAGAACTACAGCATTGAGAACGCTTTGAAGTCTGCCTGGTTGGCGCTCCAGGAAACAGTTGATAAGGAAAGGCGCCCGGTTCTCCAGGCGTGTTCTCAAGCTAGCATAGCAAATGCCCTTCTCGACATGGCTGTCCAGGGGTTAAACCCTGGCAAGAATCAATGCTACTTCATTGCATATGGGAAAAAGCTCATATGCCAGAGGAGTTACTTTGGCACCATGGCAGTAGCCGAGAGGGTAGCGGGGGCAAGTGATATTTGGGCTGAGGTCGTTTATGAAGGGGACAAGTTTGAATATGCGATTTCCCACAATCGGAAAACTGTGACCAAACATGAGCAGGAGCTAGAGAATGTCAAACCAGGCGCCATTGTAGCTGCTTATTGTGTGATTGAGTTCAGCACTAATAAGCCTTCGTTTACTGAGATTATGACCATTGAGCAGATAAAAAAGGCATGGGCTAAATCGAAAACGGACACTGATTCGCCTACTTCAGTTCATTCTCAATTTCCCGAAGAAATGGCGAAGCGCACCGTAACCAACAGGGCTTGCAAGGCGCTTATCAATTCTAGTTCGGACAGCAATCTATTCCTGGAGCATTTTAACCGCTCAGGCGAAGAGCAAACTGCTATTGAGCTCGAAGATGAGATTGAGGAAAACGCCAACCGGGACGTTATCGACGTGGATCCCAAGACCGGGGAGATCGTCAAGGACAAAACGATAGACCGCAATCCCGCAGGCCTTAAAACAATAGAGGCTATGCTGAAGGCATGTTTTGACGACTTCGGCTTGCAACCAAAACAAGTGCTGGCTGAGCTCGGGGTTTCAAAACAGACAGAGATAACGGAAAGTCCGGCAGGTTGCTACACACGGATAGCAGCAGTCAGGGTGGGGCCCGCAGCGGTCGAAGAGAAGCCAAGTTTTTAAGATGGAGATAAAGGTG